TCGAACGCGTCGATCCTGTCCGATGTGCTGCGCGGCGTGGGCGTCACCTCGACCCGGTCGCAGGTGATCACCGAACTGGCGTGGCTGGGCGAGAACGGCTTTGTCGAGAATGATGACCGGGGCGATTTCGTGATCACGACCGCGACCGAGCGCGGGGTCGAGATCGCCCAAGGCGTGGCCACGCACCCGGATATCCAGCGCCCGCACCCGCGCAGCCGGGGCGCTTGAGCGATGCCGCCGCCCCGCAAGGTCGACCTGCTGCCCGACGAGCTGAAACGCTGGCTGCAAGAGGAGCTGCGCGCGCGCGGCTTTGGCGGTTACGAGGAGCTGGCCGAGGCGCTGAATTTTCGACTGGAAGAAGAGGGCCTCGACCTGCGCATTCGCAAGTCGGCCCTGCATGCCTTCGGGCAGGAATACGAGGAGTTCGTGAAATACCAGGAGCAGGCCAGCGCGTGGGCTGCGGACTGGATGCAGGAACAGGGGCTGGAGGACGAAGCGCGCCGCCATAACGTGCTGTTCCAGATGATCACGACCTTGGCCTTCAAAGTCATGCAGGCGCAGATGATGGTCGATGGCAAAAACATAGACCCAAAGGAACTGCATTTTCTGGGCCGGATGCTGAAGGACGTCATGGCGTCCTCCGGCATTCGAGAGACGCTGATAAAGGCCGAGCGTGCGGCGCAATCCGACAAGCTGGACGCCGCCGTCGAGGCGGGCGACATAGACCGCGAGGCCGCCGCCAAGGCCCGCCGCATCATGGGGTTTGCAGAATGATCACCAGCGGGGCCGATCTGTCCATCCTGATCCTAGCCGCCGACACGCACTGGCGCGATGCTGGCTGGTGGACCCGGCTGCGGGCCGTGGTCCTTGGTAAGCGCCACAGGGTCGAACATCTGGGCTGCGTCAACCGGATCACGATCTGGCGCGGGGTGCCTTATCTGTGGTGGATTGGCGAGGTGCGGGCATGAGCATCAGCCCCGGCCAAGCCGCGAACGACCTGCGCGCCAATGCCCGTTTCTGGGCCAAGCGGCTGCGCGGCAAGAACGCGAAGATCACTGAACACATGACGCGGTCTGCTGCGCTGATCGAGGCCGCGCTTGCGGGGTTGCCGCCGCCGCGCTGGGAGTGGAGGGCGACCCATCTTGCCCGCAAGCTGAGCGAACACTCCGACCGCGTGGCGCGTTGGGAATTCGTTTTCGGTGCGACCCAGCTGTCCACCAGTCTGCGGCGCGGCGCACAGGCGCTTGAACAAATGACTGCGGAGGCGCGCGATGCCGTTTGACGAAGGCGAGAACCGGGGCGGCGGCAATGACAACACACCGGACCTGACCGCCGTACTGTTCTTTCTGCACGGTGCGGCCTGCGACACTGCGATGCACAACACCTACACAGGGCGCGAGGCGTTCGACGCTTTCGCCCGTCTGATCGGGCGCGAGCCTGACAGCCTGTGGACGCAGATCGAGGCCCGCCATGGCTGACGCCGCCCTCGACCGCGTGGTCAAGTTCCTGTCCTATCAGCGGGCATGGATCGCGGACCAGAGCCGCTTCAAGATCGGCATGTTCAGCCGTCAGACCGGCAAGACCTTCAGCACGGGTGGCGAATGCGCCGATGATTGTTTCCAGTCATGGATCGAGGACCGGCGCGCGCGCTGGGTGATCCTGTCGCGCGGCGAGCGGCAGGCGGCCGAGATGATGACCGAGGTCATCAAGCCGTTCACGCAGGGCTTTTACGAGGTCTATAACACCTTGTTGAAAGGCGGCGAGCCGCGCTTTGAAGAGGGCGAATTCCGTGCGCCGCAGGAAAAAGGCCCCGATGCGGTTTACAAGTCGCTCGAAGTGAAATTCCCAAACGGGTCGCGCATCACCGCGCTGCCCGCCAACCCCGACACCGCGCGCGGGTTTTCGGCCAACGTGATCCTGGACGAATTCGCCTTCCATGCGAAGTCGCGCGAGATCTGGGCGGCGCTCTTTCCGGTCATCTCTAAATCGGGCCTGCGCTTGCGCGTGATCAGCACGCCCAACGGCAAGGGCAACAAGTTCTATGAGCTGATGACCGCAGAGGACAGCGTCTGGTCGCGCCATGTGGTCGATATCTACGAGGCCGTGCGCCAGGGGCTGGACCGCGACATCGACGGCTTGCGCCGGGGTATGGCCGACGAGGACGCATGGGCGCAGGAATACGAGCTGAAATGGCTGGACGAGGCCACGGCGTGGCTGAGCTATGATCTGATCAACGCCAATGAGCACCCGGCGGCGGGTCTGCCGGGGATGTATCAAGGTGGCCCATGTTTCGTGGGCGTCGATATCGCCGCGCGCAACGACCTGTTTGTGATCTGGGTCATGGAGCAGGTGGGCGATGTGCTCTGGACGCGCGAGGTGATTGCCCGCCGCCGCGTCAGCTTTGCCGAGCAGGACCAGTTGCTGGCGGGTGTCATGACCCGTTACCGCGTGGTGCGCTGCGCCATCGACCAGACCGGCATGGGTGAAAAGCCGGTCGAAGATGCCAAGCGCCGCCACGGCGCAGGCCGGGTCGAGGGCGTGCTGTTTTCCAACGCGATCAAGCTGGACCTTGCGACCGCGCTGAAAGAGGCGATGGAAGAACGCCGCGCGCGCCTGCCTGCGGGCGACGTTGTGCTGCGCGCCGATCTGCACGCAATCCAGTCTCAGGTCGGTATTACCGGCACCCGCCGCCTTGTGGCCGATGGCGACACTGACGGCCATGCCGACCGCTTCTGGGCAGCGGCGCTGGCCGTGGGGGCCGCGCGCACGACCTACCAGCCCTATGCCTACCGCCCCGTGCCCAATGCGGCCCCCGATGACGACGCCCGCGCCTTGCGCCTGACCTCGGGCCTGCGCGGCATGAAAGGAGTGTTCTGATGGCGCTGCTCGATCAGTATGGCCGCCCGGTCAAAACCGCCAGCCTGACGCAACCGCTGGCACGTCCCGGCCTGACCGGCGTGCGCCAAGCCTTTGGTGGCAGTGCCGCGTCGGGGCTGACCCCGCACAAGCTGGCTGCGATCCTTGCCGCCTGCGACCAGGGCGACAGCGAGCGCTATGTGGCGCTGGCCGAGGAGATGGAGGAACGCGACCCGCATTATGCGTCGGTCCTTGGCACCCGCAAGCGTGCCGTGTCGGGCGTGAAGCCCACGGTCAAGCCCGCCTCGGACAGCGCCCGCGACAAGGAAATCGCCGAGGCCGTTCGCGAGCGCATTGCCGAGCACGCCGGGTTTTCCGATCTGGTCGAGGATGCGCTCGACGGGCTGGGCAAGGGCTTTGCCGTGGTCGAGATCGACTGGGGCCGGTCCAAGTCTGAGTGGTGGCCCGAGAAATTCACCCATGTGGACCCGCGCTTCATCCGCTATGACCGCGACACCCTGCGCGTCCCACATCTGCTGGACGAGGCCGATCCGACCTATGGCGTGCCGCTCGCCCCGTTCAAATTCGTCTATCATGTCCCGCGCCTGAAATCGGGCCTGCCGCTGCGTGGTGGTCTGGCGCGGCTGGTGGCGTTCACATGGATGTGCAAAGCCTATGCGCTGAAAGACTGGGTCGCCTTCGCAGAGCTATACGGTCTGCCCCTGCGCGTGGGCCGCTATGGGCCAGAGGCCACCAAGGACGATGTCGAGACCCTGTTCCGCGCCGTCGCCAATATCGGCACCGATGCCGCCGCCGTGCTGCCCGAGAGCATGAAGATCGAGTTCGAGGACGGCACCAAGGGGTCCGGGTCCGACAGCCTGTTCGAGAACCTTGCGCGCTATCTCGACGAGCAGACATCCAAGGCTGTGCTGGGCCAGACGATGACGAGCGATAATGGGTCGAGCCAGGCGCAGGCCAATGTCCATAATGAGGTGCGCCACGATATCGCCGCCGCCGATGCGCGCGGTGTGTCGGGTGCGCTGATGCGCGATCTGGTCAAGCCTTATGTCGATCTGAATTTCGGGGTGCAACAGGACTATCCCGAACTGGTAATCGAGATCTCGGAACCCGAGGACACCACAGCCCGGATGGACGCGACCGCCAAAGCGATGGAGCGCGGTCTGCGCGTGCCTGCCCGCGAGCTGCGCGGGGCACTTGGGTGGTCCGAACCCGAGGACGGCGAGGAGGTTGTCGGCGGCGCTGCACCTGTGGCCCCGCCGCCGCCCACAGACGTGGCGCTGAACCGCCAAGGCGCAAATGCGCCCGACCCGCAAGACATGCTCGACGAGATCGAGGCCGAGATGCTCGCAGACTGGCAGCCTGTCATGTCGGAAACCCTCGACCCGATTGAAGCCGCGATCATGGGGGCTACCAGCTACGAGGACGCGCTGGCTGCGCTCGATGCGCTGGGGCCACTGCCCGCCGGGCGCGTGATCGACATACTGGTCAAGGGCACATTCCTTGCACGTGCGCAGGGAGACGTGCGCGATGACTGACCGGCCCGCCTATTCCTTTGCCCCCGGCCCGCCGCCCGAGGCGTCGCGGTATCTTGCCAACAAGGACTGGCTGCCCGCGTTCTCGTGGCAGGACGTAGAGCCAGAAGAACACGCCAACGCCTTCACCGTAGCCAAGGCCATGCAGATCGATGTGCTGTCCGATATCCGCGAGGAACTGCAACGCGCGCTGGACGAAGGCCTGCCGTTCGAGCAGTTCCAAGCCAACCTGCGCCCGCGTCTGGAAGCGCGCGGCTGGTGGGGCAAGGCGGACATGGTCGATCCCGGCACCGGCCAGATGCGCCGGGTCCAGCTTGGATCGCCCCGCCGCCTGCGGACCATCTACCGCGCGAACCTGCGCAGCGCACGCGCTGCCGGGCAATGGGAGCGGATCGAGCGCACGAAGCGCGCGCTGCCCTATCTGGAATACCGCCTTGGCCCGTCCGAGCGCCACCGCCCGCACCACCAGGCCAAGGAAGGGCTGATCCTGCTGGCCGATGATCCGTTCTGGCGGCAATGGTATCCGCCCAATGGCTGGGGCTGCAATTGCTGGGTGCGCCAGTTGACGCGCGCGCAGGCCGAAGCGCGCGGCGTCGGCACCGCGCCCGAGATCCCGCTGACCGAAGTGGTCAACACCCGCACCGGCGAGACGCGCATGGTGCCCGTGGGGCTGGACCCCGGCTGGGACCGCAACCCCGGTCAGCTGCGCGTCGGGGCAAGCATCGACCTGCTGCAGGCCAAGGCGAGCGCTGCGCCCGATGCCGCGCGCGTGGCCCTGCGCGATCTGGAAGACGGCTGGATGGCCGAGCGCGCGCGCCGCCAGCGCGGCTGGCGCGCCGACCTGCCATTTCTGGACGCACTGCGCCGGATTTTTGCGGGCGGGGCCGAGTGACGCCCATCCCTTGGCCCGCAACGCGCCCGTGCCGCGCCGTTAAATACCCATTAAAGGGTCTTGTCGGGTTTGCGGGCGTGCTGATACGCTGACAGGGCGCGCATCGCCCCGCTGGCGGTTTTCGCGCGCCATTCCCAAACCCGCCCGAACCATGCGCGCCTTGACACCTGTCGAGGCTGATCGCGCCTGCGCGCTTTGCGATTGTGCGGGCATGATCAGCACCGCATTTCTGACCCCTTTGCCGATTGCCCTGAACCGCGCCGATGCGGAACAGGACGGCGTGCCCGAGTGGATACAGCTCACCCCCGCCGGTCCTCGGCTGCCGGGCAATGATGGCCGCGCCTGGACAATGTCCGACGCCGAAACGGTCGTTGCCAATTGCCGCGCGCGGCTGAACGAGGGGCAGGATATCCCGGTGGATTTCGACCATGCGACCCATGTCAAGGGCGCGCGGGGCGAATACGCCCCTGCGGTTGGTTTCATCAAGGAAGTTGAAGCCCGTGACGGCGCGATCTGGGGCCGTGTCGACTGGAACGACGCAGGCCGCGAGGCGCTGGCCTCTCGCAGCTATCGCTACATCAGCCCCGGTTTCGATTTTCACAAGGTCACTGGCGCGGTGCGCCGGATCGTTTCGGCAGGGCTTACGAACCTGCCGAATTTCACCATGCCTGCGCTGAACCGCGAAGGCGAATTTGAGGAGACAGAGATGGACGCAGCCGTCCTGCAGGCGCTTGGCCTGAAACCCGATGCGAGCGCGGCGGATGCCGTGGTCGCCATCACCACCATGAAGCGCGAGAACGAGACCGCGCTGAACCGTGCCGCCAACCCGGACCCGGCGGAATTCGTGCCGCGCGCCGATTACGATCTGGCCACCAACCGCGCAACCGGTCTGGAAGCCGAATTGAAAAAGCGCCGCGATGCCGAGATCGTGGCCGAGGTCGACGCTGCCGTCGAGGCAGGCAAGATCGCGCCTGCCAGCCGCGAATACCATCTGGCCACCTGCCGCACCGAGGGCGGTCTGGACCGCTTCCGCAACTTCATCGGCCAAGCGCCGGTGATCGCGCCTGCCAAGGGCGCGCCGCAAACCCAGACCCAAACCGCAAAGGACCAGCCAACCGATTCCGAGCTGGCGCTCTGCCGCGCCTGGGGCGTCACCTTTGTTGAACTCACGGCGGCGCGTGCCGCTGAACAGGAGAGCTGAACATGCCGATGATCACCAATGCGGTCCTGAACGACCTGCGCACCATGTCCCGCCGCGAATTCCGCGCGGGCTTCGACGGCATGATGCCGATGACCTTCTACCGCGACGCGGCCATGGTCATCCCATCGACCACGGCGTCGAATACCTATGACTGGCTGGGCGATTTCCCGGAACTGGTCGAGTGGATCGGCGACCGTGCCATCAAGGGCATGAAAGAAGACGCCTACCAGATCAGCAACCGGCTGTTCGAAAAAACCGTCGGCATCAAGCGCACCCATATTGAAGACGACACGCTCGGCACCTACAGCGTGCGGTTCCAGCGCATGGGCCAAGCCGCCGCGCGCCATCCCGACATTATGGTGGCCGAACTGATGAAGGGTGGCCATGCCGCCCTCTGCTATGACGGGCAGAACTTCTTCGACACTGAGCACCCGGTGTTCCCAAACCATGACGGCACCGGCGTGGCCAGCACCTGGTCGAACTATGACGACAATGACGGCGATACGTCGACCCCGGCTTGGTATCTGCTCGACGCGTCCGACGCGATCCTGCCCTTCATCTTCCAAGAGCGCACCAAGCCCGATCTGGAAAGCAAGGAGAATTCGTCCACCTCGGACGAGGTCTTTATGAAGGACCAGTATCTCTATGGCATCCGCTACCGCTGTAATGCGGGCTATGGCTTCCCGCAGAAAGCCTACAAGAGCCACCTGCCGCTGAATGGCGACACGCTCGACGCGGCCATCGCGGCCATGATGTCGGTCAAGGGCGACGGCGACCGGCCTTTGGGCATCACGCCCACGCGGCTGATCGTGCCGCCTGCGCTGCGTGCTGCCGCCAACAAGACCGTCAAGGTTATGCTCGGCGAAGGCGGCGCATCGAACGCGAACTTCGAGGCCGTCGACGTCCGCGTCACGTCTTGGCTGGCATAAGGGGGCGGATCATGGCCAAGCTGATCAAGATTGCCGCCCTAGCCAGCGCCGGGTTCTACCGTGCCGGTCGCTTCTGGCCGCATGAAGGCGTCGTTGTCGACGCCGACACGCTGATGCCGGGCGTGCTGGCGCGGCTGGAAGCCGAGCGCAACCTGCGCATTGAGCGCGTACCCGCGGGCCAGACCACCGCCGAGGTGGTGCAGGCCAATGATGCGCTGCGCGACCGGATCAAGGCCGCGATTGCTGAGTTGCCCGCCGATGCCTTCGGGTCGGATGGCGCGCCAAAGCTCGGCGCGCTGCGCGAGGCGCTGCCAGCGGACGCAAAGCGCATAACCTCTGAGCTGCGTGACGACATCTGGGCCGGGCTGAAACCGCCCGCAGGCGAGTAACCAACCGCTGCACCCGATGGGCGGGGCCGATCACCGGCCCCGCCGCACCCCGCCTTAAAGGACCCGTTCAATGGCCTATGCCGATCAGTCGGACATCGCAGACCTTTATGGACCGCATGCGCTGGTCGTGGCCGACCGCGACGGCGATGGCGTGGCCGACAGCGCCGCCGTGACCCGCGCGCTCAGTGCCGCCGGTGACGAAATCGACACCTATCTTGCGGTGCGCTATGCGCTGCCCTTGGCCACGGTGCCCGGCATCCTGCGCCAGTTCGCTGTCGATATCGCGCTCTATCGTCTGGCGCTGGGCGCGGATGTGCTGAGCGAAGAACACCGCCGCCGCTACGAGGACGCACTCGGCGCGCTCAAGCGTATCGCCAAGGGCGAAGCTGCCCTTGTGCTGCCCGCCGACCCGAACGCCGACCCCGACAGCCCCACCGCCGACCAAGGCCCGCGACCCATTGTGACCGGCGGGCCAGACCGGATTTTCAGCCGCGACCAGATGAAGGGGCTGTGACATGTCGGGCGTGCAGGTAGAGCTGACATTGCAAGGGATCGAAGGCGCGGCGCGCGCGCTTGGCCAGCTGGCCGAGACCGACCTAGAGGACATGGCCTTCAACGCAGGCGCGCTTCTGGAAAGCAGCACGCAAGAGCGGATCGCGTCTGAGAAGACCGCGCCCGATGGCACCGCATGGCCTGCATGGTCGGACAGCTACGCGCGGACCCGTACGTCCAGCCAGTCGCTGCTGGTCCAAGGCGGCGACCTGCGCGAGGCCACCCAAAACTACACCACCGGCACCACCGCGCGCGTGGGCAACAACCTGGTCTATGGCGCGATCCACCAGATGGGTGGCGAGATCGAGAACGCATGGGGCCGTGGCATCAGCGTCGAGATGCCCGCGCGCCCCTATCTGGGGCTGTCCGATGAAGACCGCCGCGCCATCGAGGCGCTGGTGGCCGATACCGTGACGGAGGCGCTGCAATGACCGCGCCGCGCGACGATCTGCTAGCCGCATTTCCTGATCTGGTGGCCGAGTGCATTCGCGGCCACCTGCCGCGCCTGAAAACCTGCGAGGGTATGCTGGGCGGGTTCGATCTGGACGAGCTCAAGCGCACCGGGCTGGCATCGCCCGCCGTGCTGGTGTCACGGCTTGGTGTTCGACCGCGCGATACGCTCTCCGGGCCGCACCGTCGCGTAACACTGGCCATGGCCGCGTTTGTCGTGACCCGCGACGAGATGGGGCTGAAGCGCGACACGGCGCTGTCGAACATTACCGCTGCGCTGATCCAGTTGATCCCCGACCAATACTGGGGGCTGGCGGGCGTGGGCGAAGCCGAGCGCGTGGAAGAACGCATCTTGATCAACCGGGCCGCGCGCCAAGTGACTGCATCGCTGGCCGTGGTGACATGGGATCAGCCGGTCACGCTGGCGGCGCTGCCCGACAGCATGGTGCTGCGCCCCGAGCTTTACCTGGGCGGCGATCTGGACGGAGAAATCACATGAGCTTCGCCCTTGCAGAAATCGACCGCCGTTTGGCGAACATGGTCCAGCTGGGCCGGATCACCGAAATCGACAGCGGCGCACAACATGCCCGTGTCCAGATCGGTGATCTGACTACGGCGATGATCCCCGTCGCGCAGCTGGCGGCGGGCGCGATCCGGGTGCATTGGATGCCAAGCATCGGCGAACAGGTGACCGTCTTTGCCCCGTCGGGCGAGATGGCGAATGCGATCATCCAGGGCGCGGTGCCGCAAAATGGCAGCGCCGTGGCCGAAGATGAGGCGCACCCGACCATTGATCTGGGCGGGGCTGAGTTGGTCATCACCGGCAATGTCAAGATCACCGGCAATGTCGAGATCGTCGGGTCCGTGACCGTGACCGAAGACGTGGTCGCAAACGGGATCAGCCTTGTGACGCACACCCACCCCGAAAGCATCGGCAGCGTGACAGGGGCACCGTCATGAAGCAACGCGACTACATCGTGACCCGTGCGGGCTGGGTGGCAGGCGTCTTTCGCCAAGCGGCCTCGGTGGTGCGCCTGACGCCCGAAGAGGCAGCCTACGAGAATGTGCGCCCCAAACCGATCCGCAACCCCGCCCGCACCCGCCGCAAGGCCAAGGGGGCGTCATGACCGGTATGGCCCGCGACACCGGCACGCGGCTGGGGTTCAATGCGCATCTGGCACAGTCGATTGCCGATATCCTTGGCACGCCCAAAGGCACGCGCGTCATGCGCCGCGCCTATGGGTCGGACATTCCCGACCTGATCGACGCCCCGATCAATGGCGAAACCGTGGTCGATCTGTATCAGGCCGTGGCCGAGAGCGTCGGGCAATGGGAACCGCGCCTGACCCTGACCCGTGTGCAGGTGCTGGACGCGACACCGGGCCATCTGACCCTTGCGCTTGACGGCGATGTCACAGGCCGCCCCACCAGCCTGAGTGTCGAGGTGACACCATGACCACGCGCTTTGCCCAGATCGACCTGTCGCAGCTGCCCGCGCCCGAGGTGATCGAGCCGCTGGATTACGAGGCGCTGCTGGCCGAGATGAAAGCCTACGCCGCCGAGCGCGACCCGGATTTGGGCGCGGTGCTGGAGCTGGAAAGCGAACCCGCCGTCAAGGTGCTGCAGGCCGCAGCCTATTTCCGCATGCTTGACCGCGCGCGGGTGAATGACGCAGCCCGTGCGGTTCTGTTGCCCCACGCAACCGGGACGGACCTCGACAATCTGGCAGCGCTGTTGGGCGTGGCGCGGCTGGTGGTCACACCGGGCGATCTGGACGCCGCACCCCCGGTCGCGCCGATCATGGAAAGCGACGCGCGGTTCCGCGCCCGCGCTCAACTTTCGCTGCAAGCCTATAGCAGCGGCGGCCCTGCCGGGGCTTACCGTTACTGGGCGATGACCGCGAGCGCGGATGTGCTGGACGCGGTGGTCGACAGCCCCAACCCCGGCGAAGTGCGCGTGGTGGTGCTGAAAGACCCGTCGAGCGCAATGGATGATGCAGTCCTCGTGCAGACCGTGACCGATGTGGTCACGCACGAGGATATCCGCATCCTGTGCGACAACGTCTATGTCCAGATGCCCACCTTCCTGCCGGTGACGGTGGAGGCCCATCTTGATATCCTCGACGGCCCCGATCCGGCCCCGGTCATCGCTGCGGCCGAAGCCGCGCTCGACGCCTATCTGACGCAGACCTATCGGCTGGGCGGCAGCGTCACGCGCTCGGGCCTGATGGCCGCGCTGCACCAAGAGGGTGTGCGTGAAGTGTCGCTGATCGCGCCCGCCGCGAGTGTGAATGCCGCCGACGACGAAGTGCCGCAGGTCACCCAGATCACCATCACGGAGGCAGTGTGATGGCCGATATCCTGCCTCCATGGCGCGGTGCAGCCGAGACCACGCTTCTGGCCGCAACACAGGCCCGAGCGTTGCCCGTGCCGGTCGACGCTCTCTGGGACCCCGCGCGCATCCCCGCGCCGCTTCTGGCGTGGCTCGCCTGGTCATTGGCGGTCGAAGACTGGGACGCGAACTGGCCGGAGTGGCGCAAGCGCGACGTGATTGCGGCAGCCATTTCGATCCACCGCCTGCGCGGCACGGTTGCCGCGTTGCGCCGGGTGCTGGAGGTGACAGGCTTCGGCACGGCCAAGATCATCGAGCGCTACGGCGAGAAGGCCCGCGACGGCAGCTTCGACCGCGACGGCACCACCACGCGCGCGCCTGCTGACCATTGGGCGGAATATCGCGTCATTCTGGACCGTCCCGTGTCGCTGGCGCAGGCCGAGCAGGTGCGCGCGCTCCTCAAGCGTGCGGCCCCGGCGCGCTGCCACCTGAAACTTCTGGATTTCACCGAAGCCCCGATCCTGCGCGACGGATCGGTTCAGCGAGACGGAACCTATACCCGAGGAGGTGCCTGAGATGGCCAATCTAGACGATAGCGGCGACCAGTTCCCCGATGTCTACCAGTTCGAAGAGACCGATCCGCTCTTGTCTGGCCCGCCGAACGAGGCCACCGGCGCCGGGCTAGACAACATCCCGCATCTGCAACTGGCGCGCCGCACCCGCTGGCTGAAAAGCCGGGTCGATCAGCTTCTCACCAGCGTGGTTGCCGGCACCACCAGCGTAGCCGGCATGTTGCGCCTTAATGACAGCCTGACCAGTGACAGCGTGACAGAGGCCGCGACGCCCAACGCCATCCGCCGCGTGCAGATCAACGCCAATGGCCGCGTGCCGACCGCGCGTCAGGTCACGGCGGGCGGTATTGCAACGGGGGGCGGGGCGCTTGACCAGGACCGCGTTATCACGGTGCCGAAAGCCAGCGACCAGCAGGCCCGCGACGGCGTGGCCGATGACGTGGCGCTGACCCCCAAGACAGGCCGCGCGCTTGTTGAAGAACAACTGGGCGGGCAAGACGCCACTGGCCTTGTGCCCTCGGGCGCGCTGATGGATTTCGCGATGGCGCAGGCCCCCGCAGGCTGGTTGGTCTGCGACGGGTCCGAGGTCAGTCGATCCGAATTCGCGGCGCTCTTTACCGCCCTGGGAACGGTCTGGGGCGCGGGCAATGGCACCACAACCTTCAACCTGCCCGATCTGCGCGGCGAGTTCCGGCGCGGGGCCGATTTGGGCCGGGGTGTGGACGCCGGGCGCGCCTTCGGGTCGGCGCAGGCGGATGCGTTCAAGAGCCACGATCACGACGCCAGCAGCGCGAACGCCGGGAACCATACCCATGACGGGCATGCGCAAAGCGCGGGCGCGCACAATCACCAGAGCGGCCTTCCAGATCAACTGCCCGGTTTCTTCGGGTTGAGCGATGCGAACAATCCGCCGACCCGCGAAGTATCGAACACCAGCAATGAATTCCAGTCGGAGGGACCTCTCACGTCAACCGATGGCACGCACACCCACACTTTGTCTGTCTACAGCGCGGGCGCGCATAGCCACGACGTGACTGTCAGCCCGCGCGGCGGCGCTGAGACCCGCCCGCGCAACGTCTCTGTCCTGACCTGCATCAAGATCTGATCTGAAAGGAGATCCCCGAAATGCCTGACCAGTTCCTGCACGGCGTCGAAGTTGTCGAGATCGACAATGGCTTGCGCCCCATCCAGACCGTCAAATCGTCGATCATCGGCTTTGTGGGCACCGCCCCCGATGCCGATGCCGCGATCTTTCCTGAAAACCAGCCGGTGCTTGTGACCGGCCCGCGCATGGCCGCAGACCTTGGGGCCACCGGCACGCTGCGCGACGCCTATCTGGCGGCCTATGCCCAAGGCGTGTCCGTGGCCATTGTGGTGCGTGTGGCCACGGACGAGGACGCGGCAGATACCACGGCCAATGTGCTGGGCACGGCGACCGCCTATTCCGGGGTCTATGCTCTGTTGGCCGCCGCGAGTATCACCGGCCAGACCCCGCGCATTCTGGCCGCGCCCGGCTGGACCAGCGGCGATCCTGCCGATGGTGTCAATCCGGTGGTCAGCGCGCTGTTGACGGTTGCCGAAAAGCTGCGCGCTGTGGTCATCAAGGACGGCCCCAACACCACAGAGGCGGACGCGATTACCGATGCCGGGCTTTATGGATCGCAGCGTCTCTACATCGTGGACCCAGCCGTGCGCGTGTTCGACGCCGCCGCCCAAGGCTCGGTGACGAAACCCGCGTCGGCCTATGTCGCGGGGCTTTTGTCCAAGCGCGACCAGGAGCGCGGCTTCTGGTGGTCGCCGTCCAACCAAGAGGTGCGCGGCATCACCGGCACGGCGCGGCCTATCGGTTTTGCCATGTCCGAGCCCGAGACCGAAGCCAACCGCCTGAACGAGGCCAAGGTCGCCACCATCGTACGCCGCAACGGGTTCCGCCTATGGGGCAACCGGTCGGCATCGTCCGACGCGCTCTGGGCGTTCCTGTCCGTGCGCCGCACCGCCGATATGATCTACGAGAGCGTGGAAGAGGCGCATCTGTGGGCCATGGACCGGCCCATGTCGGCCCAGCTGCTGCTGGATATCCGCGACAGCGTGCAGGCGTATCTGGATACGCTGGTCACGCGCGGTGCGATCCTTGGTGGCACGGTCTGGCTGGACCCCGAACTGAACACCGAGGCCACGCTGAAAGCGGGGCAGCTGTTCCTTGATTTCGATATCGAGCCGCCAGCGCCGCTTGAGCGCCTGACCTTCCGCGCGCACCGCAACGGTTCCTATTACGAGGAACTGGTCGCGCAAGTCGTATCCGCCTGAGGAGAGAGACCATGAGCTACCCGAAGCAAATCCGCAACTTCAACGCCTTCGTCGACGGGATCAGCTATTTCGGTCGCGCGACCGAAGGCAAGCTGCCCGACCTGAAAGTCATGACCGCCGCCTTCCGGGGCGCGGGCATGGATGGCCCTGTGGGCGTCGATATGGGGCTGGAGGCCATGAGGGCCGAACTGACCTTCGCCGAATACGACCCGGCGCTGGCCAAGCTGATCGGGCGCGTCAACCGCTTCGTTCTGCGCCCCGTCCACAAGGGCGAGGACGGCGCGCCCGCCGATACGATGATCTATTCCGTGGGCGGGCTGATCACCATGCACGAGCCGGGCGCGTTCAAGCCCGGCAGTGAAAGCCTGCTGAAAGTGACGATCGATCTGCGCACCTACCGCTACGAGCACAATGGCGAGGTGATCTGGGACATCGATCTGGAAGCGGGCAAGCGCGTGATCGGGGGTGTCGACCAGCTGGCCGACCACCGCCGCGCAATGGGCCTTTAAGGGAGGGTTGAACGATGGCTAAAATGAACACCATCCAGCTGGCCGATCCGCTCAAGGACGACAGCGGCAAGCCAATCACCGAGCTTGAGATCATGAAGCCCACGGCAGGCGCGTTGCGGGGCCTGCAACTGGCCATGTTGCAGGCGCAGGACGTCAACCAGCTGGCCAAGCTCTTGCCGCGCATCACCCGCCCCGCGCTGACCAGCGATCAGGTCTGGGAACTGGACCCGGCCGATCTGGCGGCAATTGCCAACCGGGTGTCGCTTTTTTTCATGACGCGGGACCAGCTGGCGATGATCCAGATCGAGCATCAGCCGGGCTGATCCTGCCTGACCGCATAGAGGAGGCGATGGCCGACATCGCCTTCATCTTCCACTGGCCCCTGTCCGAGATGGACGCAATGTCCCTTGAGGAGTTGTCCGACTGGTGGCGACTGGCCGCCGACCGCTGGAAAACCGCCAACACGCCAGCCAAATAAGGCACCCGCATGAGCGACCTGAACATCGCCCTTATTCTGAAGTTCATCGATCAGGCCACCGCGCCTGCGCGTGCGGCCATGCAGAATATCCAAGGGGCGGCGGAACGGGTCGAACGGTTCGGGGCCGCGCAGATGGCGCAGGGCACCGCCATGCAAGAGGTGGCGCGCCGGAATACCAGTGAATTGCAGGGCCAAGCCATGGCCACCGTTGCGACGGCAGTCGCTCTTGCGGCAAGCCTGAACCCGGCCATCGCCTTTGAAGCACAGATGTCAAAGGTCGGCGCGGTGTCGCGCGCAACCGCCGAGGAACAGAAAGCGCTGGCCGACGCGGCGCTGCGCGAAAGTGTGCGAACGCGGTTTACCGCGACCCAGACCGCTGAGGCGATGGAATCACTGTCGATGGCGGGCCTGACGGCCGCCCAAACGATGGAGGTGCTACCGGGCGTCTTGGACCTTGCCGCAGCGTCTGGCGAAAACCTTGGTAACACGTCCAAGATCGCTACTGAAATTCTGGCAGGTTTTCGGTTGGATGTCGACCAGATGGCCCGCGTCGGCGACGTGCTGACAAACACGTTCACCAGCGCGCAGACCGACCTACAAGGCCTTGGCCTGACCATGTCCTATGCCGCGCCGGTTGCTGCGGGTCTTGGCGTAGAACTCGAAACAACCGCGGCCATGGCCGGTTTGCTGGCTGATCGGGGCTTGGCCGGTGAGAAAGGTGGCACCGCCCTGCGCGCGATCCTGTCGCGCCTTGCCGCGCCGTCGACCGACGCGCGCCGCGCGTTGGATGATCTGGGCGTGTCGATCACCGATGCCGACGGCAATATGCGGGCGCTTCCCGAAATTTTGGCCGAGATGAACACGGCAATGGACGGAATGGGGGATGCTGCCCGCACCGAGTTGAACACTGTTATTTTCGGCATGGAAGCGGCAGGCGCTGCGAATATCCTGATGGCCGAAGCCGGAGTTGGCGCGCTCCAGGATTACATCGAAAGCCTGCGCGAAACCGGCACAGCAGCCGAAATCGCGGCCCGCATGATGGACAATACGCGTGGAAATATCGACCGGATGCTGAGCGCGATCCAGTTCATGCAGGTCATGATCGGGCGTGGGTTCAACCCGGTTCTTGATGATCTGACCGAACGGGTCATCCCAATCGCTATGGAAATCGGCAACTGGGCAGATGCTAATCAGGGACTGGTCAATACAATCGGCTGGGTGGTGGCCGGTATGGTGTTGCTCAATATCGGCGTGTTGGCCGCACAATGGGGGTTCTGGCTGCTCTTCGGGTGGCTCGGAAAGGCCCGCTGGGCGTTCGGCATGTTGTCACTCGTCGGTGGCAAACTGGTGGCGTGGATGACAGCTGCATTCGGGCCAGCAATGCTGGTCGCAAGTGCAGCGATCATGCGGGGCATAGTTGCCGGGGCATCCATGGCTGGCACCGCAGTGGGCTGGCTGATTGTCCAGTTCATGCGCTTGGTCGGTGCCGCAATTTGGATCGGCCGCGCCTTGGCTATTGCGGGCCGCGCCCTGCTGACCAACCCGTTCTTTCTGGCCATCGCGGCGGTGGCGGCGGCGGTCTATGTCATTTACGACAATTGGGACGGGATCACCGCCTATTTCACGGGCAAGTTCGACCGCGTTAAAGCCGCGTTTGAAGGCGGGTTTCTGGCCGGGCTGATCGCGCTCTGGCAAGAGTTCAACATCTTCACCCTGATCCGCGACGCCGCCGAGGGGCTGTTCACCTATCTGACCGGCTGGACGTTCGAGCAGGTTGGCGCTGCGCTG